AATTGGTAAAGAACGTGCAGCAAGACGGATTGCCGATCCTGCACGGCTCAAGAAAAGAGCGCGTAAGCAAGCTCGTAACACCATTCTAAAAAAATTGTTAAAAGATCATCCAAAGAGCGATCTCTCTTTCGCACGAAGAGCAGAGATTGAAAAGCGTTTGGAAAAACCTGCGATGAAATCTAAAATAGATAGACTTACAGTTAAGATGTTACCCAAAGTACGCAAAGCGGAAATGAGTAAAAAACGCGGGGGTCAACCAAACAAATGATTTCGTCCTTTAGTCAATACCTTGTTGAAGAGGAGCGTACCGTGTATTTTGCATTCGGTCGTATGAATCCTCCTACTATTGGTCATGGTAAGTTATTAGACAAACTAGCTTCTGTAGCTGGTAGAAATCCGTATAGAGTTTTTCTGTCCCAATCCAATGACCCTAAAGAAAACCCACTGCCATATACAGATAAAATTAAGCATGTGAGAAAAATGTTTCCTAAGCATGCTAGATCTGTTATGATTAATAAAAAAGTAAAAACACCTTTTCATGCTCTTTCAGCATTATATGATGAGGGGTTCCGCAAAGTTGTAATGGTAGCAGGCTCTGATAGAATTAGCGAATATGATATCCGCCTGAACAAATATAATGGTAAAAAAGGCGGGCATGGCTTTTACAACTTTGATGGTGGTATCGCAATAGTATCAGCTGGTCAACGTGATCCAGATGCTAAGGGTGCAGAAGGTGCATCGGGAACTAAACAGCGTGGATTTGCTAATGATAATAACTTTACGTCTTTTGCCCAAAATCTTCCTAAAGCAATGTCGAATTCTGATGCTAGGCGTCTATTTAATGCTGTGCGTAACGGCATGGGACTTAAAGAAGAGAAGACGTTCAAGAACCACATTCAATTGGAAACAGTTTCTGAACGACGCGAGCAGTTTGCCACCGGAAACTTATTTTCCATATCTGACGAGGTGGTGATTAAGGAGACAAATGATGTTGGAGTTATTCAAGTTATTGGCTCGAACTATGTCATTGTTGAGTTTAATGGACAACGAAAAAGATTCTGGCTCGATGCAGTTGAAAAGATACAAGAGTCCTATGAAATAGGTACCCCAGAGTATAACAAACACGTCCGGTCCATGACTCCAGGTCAAAAAGTAGAAGCTCAAGATTCTGATATAAAAGATCGTGACGGTACACAACCCAAACGATATCATGCAGGCCTTGCTAAAGCTACAAAGATTCGAAGAGACCGTCATTTTAAGAAGCACGGTAAGAAGGATGATGATGATCCTTCAGCATATAAACCAGCTCCTGGCGATGCAGATGCAGAGACTAAACCATCAAAGTATACAAAAATTGTAAAGAAGATGGTCGGTGAGGATACTCCCAAAGCTCAGGATCTTGCGAAGATGAAAATCGATCGTGAAAAAAAAGCTGATGCGGCAAAGCACGATCGTATGATGGATCGAGCTCGCACTAAAGATACTAAAGCTAAGAATATGGAAGAAGGATCTTTTGCGGACAAGTCAAAAGCATCCGGAATATCTACTGGTACTCTAAAGAAAGTGTACCAAAGAGGTGTTGCAGCATGGAAAACTGGTCATAGACCAGGAACGACCCCATCCCAATGGGGACATGCAAGAGTTAATGCATTCATCGCTAAAAAGAAAAAAGGCAATCTAAACCACGATAAGGATTTAGCATAACATGAAGACATTTAAATCTCTCCGCGAAGGATCGGTTCATTCAGCTGATAAGAAGCCGCAAATCTATCGTGATAGTACTGATGGTAAAACAAAAACTCGCATGGTTCCAGTTGACAAAGAAGTTGTCAAGACAGCTGAAGCAAAGGTTGACGAGGTCTCTTCTAACACCTTAGGCAATTATATGAGAAAGTCAGCTGCAGCTGCTGGTAAGCCTGGTGCAAGTGTTCGTACACAAGACAAGCGAATTGGTGGCCAGAAAATGGCTGACAACAAGATTCGTAAGAAGATGGGATACAGCTCTGCAGCAAAAGTACCAGCAGGTAAGAATGAAGCTGTTGAAATCGAAGAGTTGACAGCGGCCGAAAAGAAACTTGTTAACCAGATGTATGACAAGAAAGGTAACCTGACACCTCTTGGGAAAAAGGTTATGAACCACGGTAAAAAACCTGGTGATAGAGGTTATGTGGAATGATTAGGTTTAAGACTTTCTGTGAAGACATGTCTGGCATGTCAGTGGGATCAGGGCACAAGCGCTCTGTTGACCAAGGTGCCGGTATGACTAAAAAAGGTGTTGCTGCTTATCGTAGACGTAATCCAGGAAGTAAATTATCAACTGCTGTAACCACCAAGCCTAGCAAACTAAAGCCAGGTAGTAAAGCTGCGAACCGTAGAAAATCTTTTTGCGCACGATCAAGAAGTTGGACTGGTGAACGTGGTAAAGCAGCACGCAGAAGATGGAATTGTTAGGGTGTGGTTATTAATATGGTTCGTGTTTATACCTGATGTAGGTATCAAATATTATCATCTAGATACACTTACATCAGAAACAATGTGTAAAGTCGCAATGTCAAAGGCTGTAGTGTTAGCCTATGATAAAACAGAAGCTCTAGAGTGTGTTTATATTGACACAGAACTGTAGAATTTTAACGTATAAATACGGGTAATGATAAAGTCCGATGTTAAAACAACAACAAGATATCACGCAGGTCCTGGAGACTAAAATAAAAATGACTACGAACGCGCGCCTCGAGAGAATCGAGGAAAAACTAGATGGCCTGACCGAAGCGATGATTGCCCTTGCCCGCGCAGAGGAAAAGATAGCTAGCATTCAACAAGCGCAGGATAGTGGGTGGGAACGTATGAATCGATTTAGTGAGAAGCTTGATAGTATAGAGAGACAGGTGCAAGACAATGCGCAGACTGTCAAAATAATAAATAAACTATTCTGGGTCGCCATTGTGGCTGTATCTGGAGCAATCGCAGCCCAAATGTGGATGTAAGGAAAGTACAATGAAAACACAAGACATTAAGAATATGGCAGCTGCGATGCAACAAGTCGCTGAGAATCAAAAAGCTGCAATCGCAAAGAAATTAGCAAAGTCAGCAGCGAGCTCTGAAAAGGGCAAAGCAGCTGTAACGCTACCAAAAGCTCCATGGGACAAGAAGAATGAAATGTCCTCTAAAGAGAAGATGAAAAAAGGATTGTATAACGAACAAACGTTTGTCATTCCTGAAGACGTACCAGTGGATGAACGAGATATGTTTATGGCCAAAGCCGCGGCCGCGCATAAGGCTGGTAAGTCTCACTTCACTATGCCAGGTGGCAAGAAGCACCCTGTCACGATGCAGAAAGACACTGCCAAGGCAGTTAACTCTTCAACTAATGAAGAAGCGGATGAGACAACACCTTGTCCTAAGTGTGAAGGATCGATGGATAATCATTCACCCGATTGTCCTATGTCTAAAGAAGGCAATGGCAATGATGATAAGATTGCAAAAGCCAATCCTAAACAGGAGAAAGCGAAGGTAGCTATGGAAGGTACAGTTTACGCCCGTATCTTAGAAAAATCACACACCGCTGGTGCTACAAAGCCAGAAGGTATGAATGATAAGTCCAAGTCATCTAAGGGTGCTATGGATATGCTAAATACACCTAAAGAAATTGATGACACTGAAGAAAAAGGTCATAAGGATGCTGCAGATGCAGGTCGTAAAGGTCCTAGAGCGAAAGCTCGTCCAAATGATAACATGAAAGGCGATAAAGCTATCGTCAACCCTATTAAAAAATAAATTGGAGTATACTATGATTAAACCTCCCAGTTGGGCTAAAAATGCCAAACCAACTCTTCATGGTTGGAGAGATGCACGGACAGGAGAGCTTCTGAAGTCAACAAAGCTCTCACAAGTAGACATTGATGCGTACTTAGGTAAAACAACGACACCCCCTCCTGCCCCTGCAGCTCCTGCTCCTGCTCCCACAGAATGGGCCGCAGAAGATGTAGACGGTGACGGAACCATCGACGATCTAGAATCCCTAAGTAAGATTGAGCTAGAAGAGCTTGGTCGGGAACATGGTCATGAGCTCGATCGTCGTAAAACGAGAAAGACCCTTGTTGCGGAGATGAGGGAAATTCTTAATTCATAAGTGAGAAACTCTTTTGTTTGATGAATTAACTGAAGAGAATCTGTTACTGTATGCTGCCAAGAACTATTACAATCCGATCTGTGTAGATGCGGAAGAGTTCATGGAAGATCTTAACAGATTCAAGTATATAAAAAGACTAATAAACAAATACATTGAATCTGGTAATCTTTCAGACAGACTTTTGTTAAATCATTTTATTGTAGTTTATAATGTTTTTGGTAATGAAGCTTCTAATAGAATATTAGAGCTAAAGCTAAATGATATACATTGGACGGTAGTTAAACCGTTTCTTGTGTTTCTGAGATACATTACAAATGATCAATACGTTGATGTTGCTATGGATCCAAATGTAGTAGAAGTATTGAGGAAAATATAATGGGTGTTATATCCCGCGCTGGTGACTTAGTTTACACATTCAGATTTCTCAAACTTTTGGTAACACCGTTTGAGAAAACAAATGCATTTAAACTTGGCCTCATCGATGATGAGGGTAAGAAGCTGCGTAAGCCAGAGACT